CATATCCGTTACAATCGTGCCGTCTTCATTGCGCCATTCTTCGTCGCCGTCGTTTTCAACCTGTACCAGTCGCAGTAGATCCGCAGGCAACTGGAATGCCCGGCCATAACCCCAGGCTGGGGCAGCGGCTGCGGCGGCGAGTCCTGTGCGCTTAATGGCAAAGTTCCACGGATATTCGCGCAGCAGTGCATCGCGAATATCTGTGTAGGTCCTGTTTGCGAGCCTGCCTGGTGGACTGGGGTCGCTGACTGCAAGCAGCGCCTGCTCACCTAGCTTGGCAAGTGCGGCATTGATGATATCGATTGCTGCAGCCATAAACGGCCTCAGTCAGCGCCGGAAGCCATTACAGCCTCCGGCGCTGCGGTGTTGCAGGCGTCAACTAATCGCCTGCGGTTGTGGATCAGTCGCCGGCTACGTAAAACGCTTCAAGCTGCAAAATGGAAGTTGCAACCGTTGCCGCAGTCGTCACCGTGAACGTGATGTCGAAGTCGATCCCCGGATCTTCGGTGTACGTAGACGAAGCGGTCACGTTGACTAGCTCCCAAAGCTGCTTCCCCATGTCATCGTCGAAGGCATAGTCACCGCCAGCGAACACCTCGACACGAAGGTGCTCCGTATCGGTTGCCTCCGCTGTGGTCGAGAAGGCATCCACGCAAGCAGCCGCCGGCAAAGCACCGTCGTGAGCCGACCCCCTGAGGTAAATCCCCAGGTCTGCATCGGCTGCCGACGATCCGGCGTTGGAAGAGAAGAGCAGCGAGTACAGGCGATCACTAGACTTGAGCGTGAGCATCCGAAGTTGATCCCCGATGGCCGCATCAGAACCTTGGCCGATAGTCGCGTGAGAGCGCCGCATCCTGGCGTGGCTCAGGTACACGCTGGCCTTGTGCTGACTGTCGAGTGGCATCGCTTCGGCCAGAACACCCACACCGTTTCTGACTGTGCCCGACGTGTTGAAATGATCGCTAAACATATTGCCCATAATTCACTTTCCTTTTGCGACACGACACCGCATCGCGTTTAAGGAACACTGTAGGGGCACGACTCCGCACCCCTACGGTGATCCCGTACTCACTTGCTACTCGTCATCGTCGGCAAGAATCCGAACCACGCCGACTTGATCCATGCGAACGGCACCGATACAGGTCGTGTATCGAACCTGTGTTGAATGCCGCTTCCCAGGAAGCACATCAACATAACCACGGGACTCTGAGCCGATGGCAAGTTTCATGCTCGCCTTGCGCCATGCGAACACCGATGTGACGTTGCCCGCTGCTGAAGGCAGGCGTTCGCTCTTGATGAACTTGAAGCCCAGCCAGGTGTCAACGCTTCCGTCAACAAGCGCCTTCACGCTGTTGTAGTCGGAATTTTGGAACTCGGTGTCACCAAGCAGTCCCTGGCGTTGCGCCGCAGAACAGACGAGATACCACTGGTTGTCTCCGTCGTCCTCTGGATTCTCTGCAGCTTCGAGAATTCTGCGTGCTTCACGCAGCTTTGCCGTGGTCAGGTTGGTGTCCGATCCGCCACCTTCGAAATTGACTGCAATCTCGTAGTTGGTGCTGTCGAACGAATCTGTGCCGGACCCGGTCTTTCCGGTTGACACTGCGGCATCGAATGCAGAGATGATCGTGTCGTCGGTCTGCCGATTCGCTGCTGCGGCAAATTGCCGCACATACGAGTTCGTCGGATCGATCAACGTCCGAACCTTGTCTGGATTGTCGATCAAGTCAGCCACGTCGTAGTCACGCAAAGCCACTCTGCGCCGACGATGGATCGTGTCGGTGTACGTGGTATCGCCGTGACGGTTTCCGATCTCCGTCATGGCGGTGGCTGCCACTTGCTCGAAATACGTGAATTCGCCTTTGACGCCGGTTTCGACATCAACTGCGCCACGCAGGTTGCTCATCATCTGCTGTTGCAGAAGCTGAACATTGCTCGTGTACTGTTGCACGAATGCAGTGGTTATTTGGTCGCTCATTATGAGTCTCCGATTGGTTGAAAATTGAAATCAACAAACCGGCTACCCAATGAGCGACCAGACCTTGCGGCTACCTGGCGGCTATGTATGGACCGCTTCTACACTCGTAACGTGAGTGCAATCGACCTTCTTTCGGTCAGCACCAGACACGTTCAAACGGAACGTGCTACCCGGAGCAATGCGTAAATATCCTAAGTTGGGTCTTCGCCAACTTGTGCAATGGTGAGATCGGTAATCCGCTTCACCGCCGCATCATGTTCGATATGCTCTCGTTGCGTATAAGCCTTCAGAAATTCAGGATCACCGAGTAGTTTGTTTGCCTGGCTCTTTGCTTCAGCAGGCGAGAGTGTCGTCCGGGTGGCCGTGGCACCGACCAGGCCGTGCTCGCTCATCTTGCCGCCGAGTGCAGCAAACGCTCGGATAATATCCGGGTGATCGCCGACCATTCCGCCATCTGCCATCTTGAGCCCAGCGACTTGCTCGAAATTATCACCAGCACCGGCTATGAATGCACGTTTGGCCAAGTCAACCTGGGCCTCGTAACTCCTGCCCCATGCGTTCCGCAAATCACTGATGCCGGTTTCCCGGGTGCGCTGCATGTCACCAGTGGCCTGCTCAAACTGGCTGCCAACAGTCTCGACATAAGCACCGAGCATCCCCTGGACTTGCTTCTGGTTCAGGCCGAGTTCGTGCATCCTGCCGATCATGGAGTTCTGGAACTCTCCGTCCCACGGCAAGCCTTCTGGAATCTCGATGCTCGAGAGGTCGTAGTCTTCGACCTTCTCGGGGCGTCCAAGTTTCGTGTAGAACGCCGACATATCTTCCGGTGTTGCATCCTCGCCGGGCATCACGATCCTGTCTGCGCCGATCATTTTCTGGACGTTGACGTGTTCCTTGGCCAACGACTCGATATCTGGAATGTTGACCAAGGTTGGATTGTTGCGAAGGTCCGCAGACAACGAGTCGCGCCAGTTGCCGGTATCCGTCGATTGCGTAGATTGCGTCGATTGCGATGTCGTAGTCGAATCGGGAATTACCGTTTCCTCGCTGGATGTTTGCTCAGAGATCACGGTTGGTTCTGCACTCACATTTCTTCCTCTCGTCTACGTTCGGCAAGGTGTTCTGCCAGAAGCCGCCTGGCTTCGATATCGTCCATGTTTTTCAACTGCTCTTGAATCACGAGCCAGCCAAACCTCTTGCCCTCATTGAAAGCAATATCGATTCCATTGCAGCCCTGTTTATACGAGGTCATATGTCCACCGAGATGCGTATACAGGTGCATGAGGACGTGCTTGCCAGCAGTCGTCTTGAACGTCTTCTTGAAATCGCTCCTGAGTCGGTCAACGTATTCACCTCTGCCCACTATCCGGCCTGTACCTGTTGCGGCATGCTCTTGGCCAACTTGGCAACTTGGTCTGTTGCTGCAATGAGCTGCTGTTGTTCCTGCTCTTCTGCAGCGAGTTGTGCTGCGGCATCTCTTCGCAGTTTGACAGCCCGTGAATCGCGAAGCATCGTCTTCGGCACACCCAGTGCTTCGCCGACCTTGCGAGCGCCGTCATCCATATTTGCAATATCCATAATCTCAGCGTTTACCTGAGACACATTGATGATGTAGTCGGTGAAACTCATAATTGCCTTGGCGTCCGAAGTCTGCTGAGCGCGGGCAACTGGGCTGACGTAGTCGATCCTTATTTTCAGGTTGGCAATGGCTTCCGGTGCAGGCGGCAACCGTCCGGCGCGTTCTTCAATGGCAAAGACTCGCTCGATAATCGGCTCTAGCATTTCAGTCTGCATCCGGCCCAGAATCGGTGCCAGATGTCTTTGCATCTGCGCGGACAATTCGAGCACTTGCGTGGCTGTCATGCGAGGATCGCGAATCGTCTCGATCAACTGATGGTGGAATCCAGCCTGCACGGCTTTGCGCGTATCTTCGATCAGCGCCACACCGATATTGAAGTCCCCGCCATAGCCAAGTGTCTGAATCGCCGGGTTCATACTGGCCATGATGCTGTTCACGGGAATCACACCGCCGGGATGAAAATGCAAGTCGCCAGGAAGGACGCCTTCGGAATCGACTAGATAAACCGGATCAACCGCTTTTTGACCGGCCTTGATCGTGACCTTCTTCATCTCGTTGAGCATTTTCTGGTTGCTCAACGCATTCCAACCCGGGCCGCGACCGTAAACCTCTCCGGCATCCTTTTCCCAGCGCGGCGTTGCAATCGGCATCTCGTGAAAGCCGCCTTTTGACACGATGGCCTTGTCTTCCGTGGACAAGTGAAAACTCGACCACGGCATGCCGGAAACGTCAAGATTGCCGGAGGCAACATCATCACTGGGCAGAATTACATGGATGTAGTCGTGCAAGGTTTCTGTACTGCCAGAATCGACGGCCTTGCTGGCGA